AGGTTATAACACTAGAAAAGAAGGACAGGTTGCAGTATATGGTTATCTCTGGGGTAAATATGCCCTACTTGCCTATGTAGAACCTCAACCGGGAATCAAAAAATTCTCTTTAGGTTATACCTTTAAAGTAGGTAAAAATATAGTCCGTAGAGCAAGAATGGAAACCAAACATTCTGATTGGTTTGAACCTTCAATGATAATCGACGAGAAATTAGTTTCAGTCGATTGTAGCTATTTAATGAAGGCCTGCATAACTTAAACAACTAAAGATATAACAACAGAGGGGGAGAAATCTTTATCTCCCTCTCTTGAAAGATTATAGAAAAGGAGATTGATTATTATGGGAATTGATAAATTTTATAGGAAAGTAGTATTTAAAGGCGATGTATATGGAAGAGGAGACATAAAAACCTATGACGTTTCTGATAATACTTATTATGTCAGTAAAGGTGGAGATGACACTAATGGGAAAGGCTCTTTTAGTTATCCTTTCGCAAGTATCGGGAAAGCAATAGAGGCAGTTATCGCCAAAGCTGATAATTCTGATATTTTAGCATATACAATTATGATCTTTCCAGGGACTTATGCTGAAACCATAGATCTTGACAGCACTGCATTATATAATATTTCTCTTATGGCAATGGGTGGACCGCATAGCGTGATTATACATCCTGGAGCTGGTAATGCTCTTGAATGTAATTCCAACAATGATCACTTGCATTATTTGTATGTTAAAGGTATTGATTTTTGGGATCCGATTACCTTTTTGGGTGCTAATGCCAATACACATTTTTTACAAAAAGAATGTGTATTTGAAGATTGTTTACTTAGCAATGCAGGTCCTGGCTCAGGACATACTGGAAAAACTATGTTAACGGTGAATAATGCCGGTAGATTTTACTGGAAGAATGGTTCAATTCATGTTCTTGATAGTATTGCATTCACGAATGTTTTCTCTTTTGGTATCCGTGGTGAAAGCTATAGGGATATATTCGATCTTGTAGGTGCTCCAGGGACGACCGTCTTAGTTGTAGATACCGCTGAAAATAAACCTATCGACATGGATGATATGATGACCTATTATGTCTTAAGTGCTTATATTCAACGTCAAGAACCTACTCTTACTTGCACAGCAGGGATTGTCAGATATTGGTTAAGAAATTCTTATTGTGGTTTAGCGATGGGTTTAACAATACCGAGTAGCGGACATCTTTATGCTCACAATTCAGTATTCCCAGGTGATGTAACATTAGAAGCTGGCTCTGTTGGTAAATTGTATAAATCTCATATTAGAGGAGCTTTTTCCAGCAGTTCTACGGATTTAAAAATATATGGTACTACTGAAGGAGAAGCACTCACTGTTGCTTCATAATAAATATAAATTTAGAAGGAAGAGGATTATATTCTTTCCCTCTAATAAAAAGGGAGATTTAGATGGCTTTTTGTGAAAGCACTGATGTTTTAACGAATATAAGTATGGCCGTGACCGAGGTGCCTTCTGCATTATTAACGAAGGCCATTATCAAGGCCGATGCGGAAATCAGGGCAGCCTTTTCGTCTGATCTATTGGCTGCCCTGGATGCCTTAGTGGAAGTTCCGGCTATTATAAAGTCTTTATCCGAGGACATTGCTTCTTATTATGTTATGAGAGGATTGTATGCGGGGAATACACCAAGCATTAATGCTTGGATCGATCGATATAAAGAGGCAAAAGAGATGCTAAAAGATATCGCCGAAGGGACTAAAAAGATAGAAGGGGTTGATGTTGAAGTAGGAGGAGTTCAATCTTCTACTAAAAATTATAAAAGAACGTTTGACGAGAGAGACGAAACAAACTGGGCAACTGATGAAAATAAGTTAGAGGATTTAGATGATGACTGATAACGGAGCGATGATCGGTCTCGAGATAAAAAATAATGAGGAAATAAGAGCTCTACTAAAAAAGGCCGGGGATAAAGCAAAGGATCTTAGAGTTCCTTTAAAGCGGTCCGGAATATTGATGTTGGGTTCTATAGATAAGAACTTTAGGGCAGAGGGAAGACCTGAAAAGTGGGCTCCGCTTTCTCCTATGACCATTGCTATGCGAAGGAAAGAAGGTAAGGGAGCTAAAATCTTACAGGATACCGGAATGGGAAGAGGTTCTATCGTTTATAACGTGGTTTCCAACCAGGAAGTACAAATAGGGACTCCTCTTAAATATATGGCCAAACATCAGACAGGTGGCACTATCAATATACCAGCCAGGGATATATATCCGGTAAATGCAAAGGCCTTACATTGGGTCAGCGATGGTAAGGACGTATTCGCAATGCACGTTCATCAGAATGCCAGGACGGCCAAGATACCGCAGCGTAAATTTTTACTCTTCCAGGAAGAGGATGAGAAAAATATAGTTAAGATCTTTACCGAATATTTAGAGGAGATCATAAAGTGAAATTAGAGACTATTTTCAATAAAGTCAAGAGTATTTTAGAGGCTGATATCACTTTAAGCGATTATATTAAGGTTGTGTATTCCGGTACCAGGGATAATATTCCGGTTAATATGTTTCCGGTTATTATTTTAGAACCGACCAATGCGCCGGAAGAGGCAGTAACTATGCCTCATAATACGGAGATAAATTTTACTCTAACTATATTTGGTTATATTAAAATTTTTGATGTAGATAAACAGATAGTAGGAGATACTACCATTGCAATGATATCTCTCGGGTCCGGTGGGTCTGGTTATACCGAAGGAGACATTATAACCATAGTACAGGAAGGCGGTTCTCTTGGGACGGCAACTGTCAATACAGTTGATGGTTCCGGGGTTATTCTTGCCGTTACTCTACTGGATAATGGATTTGGATATATTGTAGCCGATGGTTTAGCGGTAACTGGCGGAAGCGGGACTTTGGCAACTATAAATATTCTGACCGTTAATACTGTCAAGGGTATATTAGATTTGAATTTCGATATTAAAAAAGCTCTGGGAGCTTATATAGATCTTGATGGAGAATGTCTCTATTATAGCTTCCCCAATACCAGATTTGACTTTAACTCATTCCCTTTCCGTGGGGTAGAGATTGACATGAATATTACATTAAGACAGGATTTTGTAACTCGAGCTTAAAAGGAAGTGAATAAATGAGTAACATAATAATATATGCGGAAATATCAACTACTGATGGCGGTAAGTATTATTTAGGTTATGAAGAATGCAAGAAACATTCTTATACCAGTGATGTTATTATAATTCACGAAAATAAGGAAGTGATTTTATGAGATTAAAATATAATCGCGATAGCAAATTAGAGGTAGTCGGAATAGGGATATTTTCACCAGGTTTTAAATGTAAAATTGATGATGAAATATTAGCTAATAAATATATAAATAGTGGCTATTTCGATGAAGAAAAAAAGATTAAAAAAGAAATTAAAATTAAAGTTAAAAAATCTAAAAAGAAAGGAGTTGATAAGTAATGGCACAAGGTGAACGCGGACACATTGGAATTAAAAAAGAAACTACCTGGGGTGAGAGGGTAGTTGGTGATAATGATTTTTTCTTGCCATTTGCCAGTGAAACTCTAACCGCAAATATCGAAGAACTTTTAAGTGCTGCACAAAGAGGAGTACTTGATGAGCCTAAATCTTATCAGGGAGAAAAATCATTCGGTGGGGATGTTGTGATAGAAGTTCATCCTACAAGTATTGGCCATATTCTAAGGAGTGCTTTAGGAGCTCCTGCTGAAGCATCTGCCCCAACTACATCCGAAACGGTTATTGAAGATTGTGAAGATGCCTGGAATGAATTAGTCGATGGTGGAGTTATATCTACTGTAGATGCAACTGATAAGAAGAAAGGTTCAAATTCAGTAAAATTATTAATAAGTGCTGATGTAGGGGCTGGTGACATTCTCGCAACTGAGTCTATAGACCCTAATGGGGGAATAGATATGCATCTCGCAACACATATTAAACTATGGATAAAAAGCTCGGTTAATATTACTGCAGGAGATTTACATCTATTGTTGGATGATACACCTAGTTGTGCTAGCCCACTTGAAACATTAGA